TATCGCCCTGGCTGACGGCCACGGCAACGGTCGTTCCGCAAACGGAGAGGCGAACCTGACCGGAGCCTGACGCGGTGCCGTTAAGCACCAGCGAGCCGGTCGCCGCCACCCCGGCCTTATCGTCATCCAGCCCGACCACGGTCAGCTGAATGTACTGATTGGCTTTGATGGCGGCGCGGGTCATACGGTGCGCCTGAGAGCCGCGCCCGAAATACAGCGCCGCCTCGTCATCGCTGAACACGCTGACCGGGGTCAGCGCCTCCACCGACGAGGTTGTCGCCAGGCGCTGGGCGATAATCAGCAGCTTCTGGTCGTTGGTGGCCAGCGCCCGCGAGGCAAGCGTGGTATTGAACCCGAAATAAGCCCCCGGCTTATATATCGGTCCAGGAATAGTGGTGATATCCAGAGTCATTTATTCGCCTTAGCAACCGTGGTTGCAGGTTTTTCTGCTGCGTCATCTGCCGGAGCCTCTGCGGGCGCGCCTGATGTGTCGGTAAAAATAAGCAGGTCGCCGTCTTTCAGTCGGCGTCGCCAGTAGGCCGTATTCGCTACGGTTTCAGCGGTTTCATCCGTGATATAACGCGCGGGATTGCCCTCCACCGGCACCCGGATGCCCTGCCGGGCAATAACCTTAATCATCGTCGTCTGTCCTGTTCAGAATGATATCTTCAGCCACCGGCTCGTCGTTGCCCGGCAGGAAGTAGCTCATCCGCATGGTTTCATGCCACGGCAGCGGCTTCTCCGTCCGGCCTGACCAGCGGACAAAATCCGCGTCCGCATCGTCAGGGGACTCCGGCGCTGGCCAGTGCCCGTTGTCCAGGGCATCATCAATCCACTGCGTGCTGAACACGCATTCATAAACCGCGATGCCCTTCTCATTGAAGACCTGACCCGCGACCGGTCGCACGCTCTCCGGGCGCAGATAGTCAATCTTCAGCCCCAAATCCTGCCCGGTCAGCAGGCGGCGAACGCTGCGGATCATCCGGTAGCAGCCCGGCTCCTCGATGCCCGGCCCGCCGTGGCGCACAGACTCGTTGCTGCGCAGGTTATAGTCGGCCACGAAGACGCTGAAACGCCCGGTCACGAGGAAGCGCTGGCGCGACGTATCATGGGGTTTAGTATTCGTGATGCCCGAAAACACCACGCACACGCCCGGCAGCTGGCGCAGGGCGATGCCGATATCCGTGGCCAGCACGTTCCAGGTCACCACCGGATTGTTGACCATCCGGCCCAGCCCCTGCTGCAGTCGTTCGCACAGCGCACGCTCAATGGTCGTTATCATCAGTACGCCCCTCCGCCGGTACGGTTACGGCTCCAGAGGTCGTCGCCGCCGGAATAAAACTCCACCGTCGGCGTGGCGGCATCAATGTTGCCGCCGTTCTCCGGGTTTGAGCCGATGCTGACCTTGTAAGCGGCCACCAGTCTGAGCCAGGCGATGGCATCCTCGTAACGCAGGCGAATCACCTCGTTGCAGGTATGCTCGTTGCCGGTCATCAGATAGCGGGCGATATCGCAGCAGTAGTCACGCAGGGCGTCAGGCACCCGCCGGAGCGGCAGGCGGTAACGGGCGCTGATATAGGCATCGATACGCCCGCTGGCCCCCCGAAGGTGGCGGGCGATGCGCTCATCATCAGCCTCTGCGCTTGCCCACGGCGCAGAGACGCTGACCGCGTCCCGCTCCGTGAAGTACGCTTTGTAGTCCTCCGGGGTGGCGTAGCTCATGGTCAGCCCCCCGTGCCGGTTGAACCGTAAGCCATCTGCCAGTAGCCGAACGCCGATGCCCCGCGAGACTCAACCCCGAACTTGTACTCAGCACGCATAAAGACGTCGTCCGAGTCCATATTGGTCTGCGATACAAACTCCGGCGTCTCCCTGTCCTGATAAATCAGGGGTTTCAGCACCTGCGTGGTATCCAGCAGGAACCAGGCGGTGTCAGAGGTCAGATGCTGAACCACGAGCACCTCAGCCGCGCCTTTGTAAAGATTGGGCTTGCCGTCTTCCAGGCGGTCGGCGGTCATCAGCGTTCGGGCCGTGTCTTCCAGCGACGGTGGCACAACCAGCAGGTCGGGGTTGATGTTCAGCGGACGGTTATGACGGTCTTTCAGCTTTTTCATGCTGGTACGGGCTGCGCCAAAGGAGGCTTTCGCCGCATCCTGCGAGGCGCAGGACAGTACGGCTTTCCCCATGTTGCTGTAGGTCTTATCGCCCATCTTGTGCTTGTCGCTGATGAACGGCAGACCGTCGTAGCCGGTGGCGGTAAAGGCTTTATCCAGCAGCGCAAAGACCATCTCATCCGGCCACATCTCAGCGCTCTGACCCGCTGCGGTGGCCTGTACGCCATAAATCCCCAGCTGATCGTCCTTGATGTGGTTACGCTTGACGACCACCGTGGCCTCAAAGTCGCGGTTAGGTACGGTGAAATCCTGCGCCAGCAGTTTGGTCAGCTGTTTCTCACCAATCCACTCGCGCATTTTGGGAAACATTTCCAGCCAGGCGTAGTAGTTCGCCGCACCGGTTGACGGGATGCGGGTTGCCACGCGCTGCCACTGCGGTTTACCCAGCGTCAGGCCGTTCTGAAACGATTTTTTCAGATTGAGAAACAACACGCTGAGGTTGGCTTTGTTAATTGCCGCCATACTATTTTCCTTATAAATCAGTAAATCCAGACACCGTCACTTTCGATCAGGATAATTTTTCCGGCTGACGGGCTTGATGCCGCTACAGCCTCCGTTTTGCCGTCCTCTGAGGCTGGCGCACTGCCGTCCGTGGCCGTCAGCGTCTGGTTGTCCAGGATATACGCGCGACTCAGCAGACTGGCCTGAGTGATGGTGCCGTCGCTGGCCCATTTAAAAGCCTTGTTTGCCCGGACGTTAATCAGCTGCGCACCGTCATCACCGGCGCTGTTATCGACGGACTCATCTGCGCAGCCCGCATACTTCAGGGTGGCATCCGCCTTGCCGTTGACGGCAAACCCGGTGGCGTTGATGCAGACAATCGCCCCCATCGGAATGGCTTCACCTTTGGCCACCGGCACAGGGATGAGGATGCAGTCACGCATCGGGGTGTCGCGGGGTTCGGTTATCGCGGTCATTTCTGTTCTCCGGTCAGGTCTTCAGCGGCGTTACCAAACTGGCTGCAGATGGCCAGCTGTTCGGCGGTCATCTCATCGCCGCCATCATGAATGCCGGTATTAAACGTCATACCGTCAGACTGCAGCCGGGAAAGCGCTTTGATGGGCTTACGGGTGCCGATCATCTTTTCCATCAGCGCAAAGTTACTTTTTCCCAGCTCGCGCAGGTTGTCTTCGTCCGCACCTTTCATCACGCGCCCGTCGCTCAGGGCGGCGGTCAGCAGCGTCTCAACCTTGTCGCCCTGAATCTGCGAGGACAGCGAGGCCAGTTCATTACGGAGATCGTCCACCACGGCCACCGGCACAAATTTGGTTGGATCAGGCGTAACGGTCTGCGCGGCAGAGAGCGCGGCAATCTTCGTCTGACCTTCCTGAATGGCCTGGTCTTTCGCGGTGAGCTGTGCCTTGTGGGCGTCAATCAGCGCACCGATGCTGGAGCAGTTGGCCTCTTTGAGCTGATTGTTCTGCAGGTCTTCCAGTGCGGCCTGAATAGCCGACTCATCGGCCTCCTGCTTCAGCCCCATGATGGCGCAGAGGACGAGACGCAAATTTTCGTTCATCGGTTTTTCTCCGTTATCAAAAAACAGTAAGGACGCCGCCACCTGACGCATCCCGTCCAGCACCGGCATATTAGTGAGCGCCGCGTTGACCAGTTCGCGCACGTTGCCCTGCTCGTCATAGCGGAACGTGGGCGACACGTAGCGGTATTCGTCAGCCTGTATCAGCGAGGCGGCACGCGCCGTCCACCTGACGTCGGCAAACAGACCTTCGCCCTCCACCCAGGACAGGGACTTGAACCAGCCTGACGCAGGCACCGGGCCACTGGCCTGTGGGGCATTCAGGGACTGGTGCTCATAGTCAAACGGATAGTCATTCACCCGTCCGTTAGCGGCATCAATCAGGCGCTGCGCCAGCGCCGCGTCCAGATACCACCGCTGATCGCCCGATGGCGCACCAAACCAGCCAGCCGGGAACAGCTGAATGCGTGCCGTGTTGTCCTTGTCGATACCAGAAAGTGAGGCGGTGGCGAGCTTCCACATCGGTGTATTGCGTCCTGAAACGGTCAAAGTGGTGACAGGATAGGCAGCGGCCCGGACGCCGGACAGTTACAGGGGTGAAGCGGTAAGGGATTCAGGGAGAGGAGAAGAGGCGTAAAGACATTAACACCGGAGCCGCAGGGCGCAACCCCGTTTAAAACCCGTTTAAATCGCCTCAGATCGCGATAAACCGCGTTGAGGGGTATAACGTTACCCCTTAGTGTGCTGAAACGCCACAGCGGACGCTCAGCGCGTTCAGTCTTTTCCGTCGAGGTGATCGATAACCGCCTGACGGATGGCGTCATTGTCCTCCTCCGTCAGGCTGAGGAACGGTCGGGCCGGAATATCCGAGCCGGGGTGATTGACCTTTGCCGCAAACCGTCCGTTAAAGTACAGCGCCTTTTTGTTGCGCGGGCGTATCACGTGCGGGCGGGTTTTCCCGCCCTCCTGGTGGATACGGGCGTAAACCACATTGGTGCCGACCACGGCCTGATTATTATCCGCCATCGGGGTGATGGAGCCGTGCAGGCGACGGCTTTTCATGAGCGGCTTACCGTCGCGGTATTTCAGCGGTTTCCACGCCGGGCGACCGCCCTGAACAAAGTTCTCATCCACGGCGTCCAGCATGATCCCGGCGACTTTTTCCATCAGCGGCTCGCGATACTGACAGCGGCCCTCCAGCCGCTCCAGCCATTCCCGGAAATCATCGGAGATATCGATATTCAGCTTCATGGTTTCACCTCCGGCAGCGTGCCGTCGATAATACGTGCGTGAGCCACGGCGGCCGGTGACCACGGGACAACGCTGACCGGTTCGAACCCGTCAGCCGTTCGCGTCAGCGTCACCACGCTGTACCCGCCGTGCATATCATCGGTGACCATCAGCACAGCGCCGTCCCGTTCCAGCACGGCGACGGGGAAGCGAAACACGCTGGCCAGCCGTCCCAGCAGGCTCACGCCGTCTTCGCGCAGACGCACCGCCGTATCAGCGGGTAATGTGATAACCGGAGACGGCAACGGGGTGCCGTCATTGAGCGCTGACAGCGACAGCGGTGACAGCGCCCCCACGCGGCGAAAGTCCTTGCCCGGCATCGCTGCCAGCGAGCGCACCCAGCCGTCGAGGTTGCGGTTCATCGCGGTAGCCACCCGATTGTTACGGAGCGTTTCATGCACCGCCTGTGCGGCAAGGCGCGGGGCGGCGGTCGCGCTTTTTTCCAGCAGGGTCTGCCCCAGCCCGGCAAGATATCCCCGACCGGGATTAAGATGAAAGCCCGCGTCCGGCACCAGCATCTGTCCGGTTTTCGGGTCTTTGTACGCCTGTACGGGGCGGGTTTCACCCTCATAGCCATACGGCTGCCCGATGGTGACCATCCGCCCGTCGCTGCTCTCAACGCCCGGCGGGTGGTCTTTCATCTGGGCTTCGGTCAGTGCCCGTACCCAGCACCGGCAGTTATAGCCGTTCGGCGGGTAGATAGTCTGCCAGATAGGGTCATCCCAGCGAAACACGCGACCGTTGAGGGCCGCATGCGTCGGGCGGGTGCGGTTATCCATCACCGCGTTATATTCCCAGTAAGGGCGGTCTGCGACGTTGCGCATCTGCTGCTGCCAGCGTCCGGCGGCGTAGGAGGACTGGATATTGGTGCGGAAGATGGTCTCCAGACGGTATGGCATCAGCTGCCTGCCCGTGAGCACGCCGTCTTCATCCGCGACCAGCCCGCGCCCCAGCCAGCCCTTACGCTGCAGGAGCGGCTCTATATCGTCCTGAAACTGGCGAAAGGTGGTGCCTTCCGCCATTGAGCGGGTCAGGCCGTTGTGAATATCGCTCAGCACGTCGAGCTTCGTGATCCCGGCCACGACGAACTCCACCGCGTGGGCCTCATCCTGCATGTCCGTCCAGCTCATCGTGGGCGTCAGCCCTTTGGACTCAAAATAGGCTATCGCCCTGGCAGGCGGCAGGGTCATGGCGAAACCGGCACTGATGTCAGGCATGCTGCTGTCCCATCACATCGGCGACAAAGACCGCCTGACCGACCAGCTCCCGCAGGGCGGCGTCGTCCATAGACGGGTAGCTGGCGGCGAGCAGCTCATACACCTCGTCCGGCGTTCTGGCCTTCCTGACCTGCTCAATGAGCGGCCTCAGCATGCTCTCTGCCGCCGCCGTCGCCTGCACGGCCAGCAGCTGCGGCGCGGCGTCGAGCTGTTGCTGTACGATATCCGTGGTGGGCTGCGGTACGGACAGTGCCGCCAGCCGGGTCTGCATGGCCTGAGATAGCGCCGCCTCGCCGGGGAGCTGGCGCAGCAGCGGCGTGAGCACGGTCTGACCGTCCTGCGGCAGGGGGATACCGCTTTTCTCCGACAGCCACTCCGCCGTGATGGTGAAACCGGCGGACTGTGCGCCCCTGACCACGTTCATCAGCCGCTCAAGGTCAACCTCCTCGCGGGTATCAAACTCGAAATGCGGTGCCCGCTCCGGGGCATAACGCCCGTTCATAGCCAGCACCGGCCACAGCAGCTGCTGGGTCAGCGTCTCGGCGACCATGCAGGCGTCGCCGACAAGGAGATCGTGGCGGATTTCGTTATGCACGTTGCCGAGCGCGTTGGTGGATGATTTACCGTCGGCCTGACTGGTCAGGGTGCCGCCGAGAATGACCTTTGACTGGACTTTCTCACACCAGTTCACCATATCCAGAAACGGGGCGCTCTGTCCGGCTGAAGGGGAGACCAGTGCGATCTCCGCCGTTGACGGGATGATGCCACCGCCTTCGCGGGCCAGCATGCGGATGCCGCGCAGCAGGTTCCGGCGCTCGCTATCCGTCATGGACGCATCATACTTACCGATGCGGAACGGCAGGCCGTAGAGGTTCAGAAACTGTGCCCAGTCGCGGGCGGACAGGTTCTTGAAAAGATACGTCCAGACCAGCACCCGGAACAGGCCGCTCTGTGCCACCGGCGCTGATTTGGATTTATGCTTATGGACAATCCAGCCCATGTCCCACAGCGCCTCGCCGTAAGCGCCGCCCCGGTTCAGGCGAATGTCGTTGAGGTCGGTCTGCGGCATGGTAAACGCCCGCGCCGGTCGCTTGTGGAACACCGACGGCAGCCACAGCGTCCCTTTCTGGCCCCACTCAATTTCGATACAGGAAAACCCGTGGCCGATGGCGTCCAGCATATCCATCAGCATTTCACGGAACCCCGGCAGCTGGCGAAACCACCAGTCCGCGTCGGCGGCTACCTTTTTCTCCGCTTCCGTCGCATCCGGTGGAGGCCTGACGGAGAACGGCAGCGTCAGCAGCGCCCGCTTGCGTTTGGACAGCTCGGCGAACAGGTGCCCGTCGCGCTCCTCCATATCGGTAAACAGGTCGCTCTGCGCCTGAATATCACCCTGCTCAGCGGCGCTGAACAGATGATACACCCGCTGGATATCCAGCCCGGTTGACGGATGCCCGGCAGAGTCCATATACAAAAAATCGTCGCTGCGGCTCTGCATCTCCTGCGTTTTATCGCGGGTAAAAAAGCGTTTAAATGCGGTTTTAATATCCATCTACCATCCTCCTGGCCCGAACCCGTCAGCACCATCATCATCGTCGTCATGCCTGCGGCGGGAGGCCGGGCCGCTGTCCGCTGCCTCCAGCTCGCTGACAGGGATAAATTCAAAATTTCCCGTACTGGTGGAAGCGATAGCAAAGAGCATATGCAGCGCATCCGGCCCGTCGTCGTGGTCAGCCATCGGGAAGTGTTCGAGCTGCTCACGCAGCGTCGCCAGCATACGGGCGATGAGAATGCGCTCGTTTTCCATAAACGGCTGCAGGGACTCAATACGTCCGGCTTTGTCGGTGGTGGGTATCACGGCGCGGGCAGGCACGGGCACGCCTGCCTTGAGGGATTCTTCAATCAGGCTCTCACGCAGATAGTCCTGAAACTGCACGGACTCAAACGCCCAGGCCACGCAGCCGAATTCACGCTGCAGCCGGATAACATCGGTAATAATCTTTTTGGGGCGGCGCACGCGGATATCGGCCCGGACAACCTTCAGCACCTTTTTGATACGGTGCCAGCCGCCAACCAGCAGCGCGCTGGGGTCATTGCCCCGGCTGTTATGCTTGCCGAGCGACGGGTCAACGGCCCCGAAATAAATCAGGTCAGGCTCCAGCTCCCGCCACTCGTGAATGCAGCCGTGAAAAATGGCGTTCTCGCCGCTGACCGGGTCATTCTGATACTCGGCGTCAAACGCGCGGGTGCCCACGCGCACGCGGATAAGCATCAGCGCCAGCAGCGGACGGGCCGCCCATGATACGCGGGAGCCTTTCAGCATCGCTTTCTCATGGCGGCGATAGTACGCCTTCGCGGCGGCCTTGCCTTCGGTGCGCAGCACCGACTCCCACGCGTCCCACAAATCCAGATTTTCCGGCCACGCGAGAATGGCCTGAAAGCGCCGGGCATTCCACAGCGGGTTTTTCATGGTGCGTGCCAGCACCGAGTCATAGTGCAGGATAGAGCCGACGTAGATAACATCGAGCTTCACCCCGGCCCCGCCGAGCGGCAGCACGGTGCTGTTAAGCCACTTCTCCAGCTTGTCGCGCTGCTTTGGCGTCACCACGTTCTCGTCGTTTTCGAGGTCATCGAGGTGGACAAGGTCAGGACGGTACGCGCCGTGCTTACGACCACGCAGGCTCTGCCCCTGACCGGCTGACTCAATTTTGATACCCGATGCCGTCAGAATGCAGCCGATACGCCAGACGCGCCCCTGTCCGCAGGCTTCCGGGAAGTCCAGCGCCAGACCAGAGTTATAGAGCAGTTCGGCCTTAATCACCTCCAGTGACTCCGCCGACTGGGCGGAGGTATCGAAGGCGATAATGATGAATTTTTTCAGCTCAAGAACAACGCACCACAGGTCAAAAAGCTGCTGCCCGAGGGTGGTTTTGGCCTCACCACGCGGGGCGGCGATAACGTCATTCTCGCTCTCAGGGCTGGCGACAATCTGAGGCAGGCGCTCATACAGGTACTCGTGCAGCTCACTGGTTTCCGGGTGGTGGAGGTGATGCTTAAAATAGGTGTTGACGAAGAAGCGAAACCCGGTCACAGGGCAGCTGACCTGTGACCGTCGGGACTGAATCGCCTCCGGGCTGCCGTCAAGCCCGCAGCTCTCACTCTCTATGCGGTCGCGCAGCTCGCCCTGAATACGGGCGATTTTTTCACGAAAAGATTTGAGTGATGATTTTGACGACAACGTGGTAAACCTCTTAAAAATAAAGCCCCTCTGTGCCAGGATACTGCTGCCAACAATGACCCTTTAAGCAGAGAGGCTTTTATGTCTGATAACGAAAAACTCACCATTGACCAGAAAATTGCTATCGCCAAAATCGCCGTGGAGGCAATAAATGGAGAACTGGCCGCCAAAACCAATCCAGGCGTGATATTTGGCTCAAATCCTAAACAGCCTCTGTTCCATAGCGCTTACAATGAGCTTTATCATGTCATTACTGGCTCCTACCCGGCCCAATACAGCTATGCCGGAAATGAAAAAGCTATTGCTTCACCTGGGCGCAGGTAACAATCCATGCCGCCCCGGAGGGGCTACAGATGGTCTGCATTGCCAGCCACAGCGCCTCTCCGGCCTGATTTAATTCGTCATCGGGATACTCTTGTGCGATAAAATCCACGATGCGCTGTACACGCCGCTGACACATCAGCAGCTCGTCTTTTTTGGTACATTGCGTTGCCATTTAAACCTCCAGAAATTGTCCCGGCAGCCAGTGCCGCATCAATCTGCCTGAGACATCAGGTATTAATCTGCGCCAATTGCATTGCGGGATGATTCAATTGCCCGCACTATCGCTTCACAATCGCCCGCATCGAGCAATGCCTGTAGATGATCACGAAACGCTGGAGTCAGTTTCCTGCGTGAACTCAGAGGCGTGGAAGCATTAGTTGCTCCGGCTTCAGGTAGCCCGGACGGTGATGATGAAATTGTTACCTGACCCACATACCGGGCAGGCACAATACCGGTAATGTTGCGCTCAGCCCGCTGAATCGTTGCCAGTAACTGGTTGCGCATATCACGCGCACTCGCCTCATCCGGTTTATCCAGAATATAGCGAGGCATTGAACTGTTGTTGACAATAACCCTGCAGCCCACCACCTCTATGGAATAAATATCACTCGACCGAATGGCGAAACGGTCATCAAGCGCTATCATCGGGTTAACCATATTTTTTCTCCACTATCTGCTGAAATTCAGGTAACACGTCCAGAAAGCCCGCCATCAGCGCCGGATGCTTCTCGCTGAGGAAGGCGGCGAAATCCTCCACCACGCCCGCCGCCACAATCAGGCGGTCAGTCTCCGGCAGAATGCGCTTGCTGGCGGCTATCATCTTGTTGAAGCCGTCCTGCAGCTTTGCCAGCAGGCTGACATAATCATCGGCAGACAGCGCGGTCTGCCCATCAGCCCCCTCGCGGGCCTTGCGTAACTGATCCATCGCATACTGGTGGTGCTCAATAAACGCCATCAGCAGGTCGCGGGTGATATCTTCCGGCACCCCGGACGACAGGCGACGGGCCGCACGCTGTTTATCCCAGTCGTCGCCGTTATCACGGGCCTCCCGTCGCCAGCGAATGACGGAGGCCACGCTGACGCCATGCATCGGCCCCAGCACCTCGGGGGGAATGCCCTGAGCGATATAGTCACGCCTGACGGCATCCCTGACCGTTTTTGGGTGGGCCATTAACGTCCCCCCGTGGCATCAGTGCGACGATCGATACGGTCGTTGATGCGCTCAATGGACAGCTTGATTTCCGAAAGCATTGCCATGATTTGCTCCTGATCGCGTACCGCATCGGATTTAAGCTGGTAACGCTCGCGGATTTGGAGGTTGTCTTTGCGCAGGTCGTCAATGGCCGCGTGCAGCGTTTTGACCCAGTAGGTCAGGGCGCTGCTGACAAGCCCAAAAATGAAAGTGGAGATCACGTCCGGTGTAATGTTCATCTCAGCTCCCTTCTGGCCAGAAAAAAACTTCAAGCGCCCTGAGTTTCGCCACATTGGCCTGGCACCATTTACCGTAGTCGGTGGCATGCCGCAGAAGCGCCTCCGGGGGCAACCCGGCGGATTTTCCGGCATAGGCCGACGGGGGCGGTGGCGCAGGGGATACCCTGACCATGTCACGCGGGGGCTTAACGTTCTGCTGTATTACCGGTGCCGGCGTCACCACGACCGGTGTATCCGAGTGCTCTTTCATAGAGCTGCAGGCTGTGAGGCCCAATCCCGTTATAACCATTGCCAGAATTTTTATTGTCATCACTGACCGCCTTGCTGATGTTCAGTTGCAGCAAAGCGCTGGCCTGCTGCAGTTCGCTTTCTTTCTCCGCCAGCCGCATGGACAGCCGGTCGCCGCGTTCACGCTGCTGGCGCTCCTGCTCGCGGGCGGCCTGAGCGGCCAGCAGTCCGGCGCCGCTCAGCTGTCGGCGCTCGTCGGCGCGGGCTTTTTGCTCACGGACCAGCGCCAGATCGCCGGTCGCGCGGGCAGACTGATAACCTGAGTCGTACCCGGCGCGATACAGCCACCATCCTCCCGCCGCCAGCGTCGCGCAAAGCACCAGACCGGGTAACAGGTGGACGAGAAGCCACCGGAGCGTCTCGCGGCTCATGGCTGGCTCCACGTGCAGACCATGTGCTCAACCTCGCGGCGGGAAATCAGCCCCTTCCATTTTTTATGACCCGCATATACCCAGCTATTCAGCGCATCGCAGGCCCCGGCATCATCTCCGGCGTTAAGTTTTTTCAGCAACGTAGAGTGAATGGCCGCGCTGGCACCGACGTTATACGCCCATGAATAAATTGCCGCCTTCTGCGTGTCGCTGGCGGGCACCCTGATATGCGGGGAAACCAGTGCGGCTATGCGCTCAAGGTCAGCTTTCGTCAGCGCGTCACATTCCGCGTCGCTGTAGTGTTTGCCTGGCACAATGTCGCTGCCGGTGTGGCCATCGCAGACGGTCAGGACGCCGACGACGTCGCGGTATGGGGTATGCACACGGCCTTCCAGACCGTCAGGGCCGGAGAGCATCGAGGTCGCTATCGCGATGGC